TAGGACAGTGTGGAGATACAGCACTGGGGAGATTTAAACCAGATATCTCCGGCTCTGATGTGTGTCTCTGCGGTGCCTACTGGGGAGAACTAAGTCAGGCAAGAATAAGAGATTACTGCGGAGGCTGTGAAGGGAGGCATATAGAGCATAGTTTTGCTTACGAGTTCAGTAGATTAGAGGTAGCATTTAAAGTTCATCCAAGTTGGTTAGAAGTAGCATTTGCTACAGCAATTAAACTAAGAAAGTTAAGTGGAAAAGTCTAGTAAATTAAATGAGATTAAATAAAGAGGTAAGTAGGTATGTTAGATAAAATACTATTATATATTAGCCCTAAGAGAGCTAAACCTCTGGGATTTGAGGCCGCTATAGCCATGTTCTTGGTAGAAGACAAGACTTTGGAGCAGATAGAAGATGATCTAGTCTTTTATTCTATGCCGGATCTAAGCAAGGTGCAGCTGGACTATTATAAGGCTGGTGTATATCAAGCTCTTAGTATACTATATGAGTACCAGCGCAGGCAGCAGGAGAAAGCTAAGTCACTGGCAGCTCTTACTAACGTAGTTAAGCTAAAAGGTTTTGGTGAGATCGTAGAGGATATAGACAGAGAGTTTGCAGAGCAGGAGAAGTCAGATGAGTAATTCAGATTTCCTTGATCTCCTAGATTCACCCTACACAGAGGCAGAGATAGCGGCCCAATCTCCTGTAGTTATCTTAGCCTCTGACCAGATAGATCCAAGATACACAAGAACATCTTATTCATCCTCCAGCTTGCTCCATAAGTGCCCCAGAAAGTATCAGCTTAAATGCCTTAATACCTCTAAGACTGAGGACAAAGCAACCAATGTAACCTTCGCATTTGGTTCTGCCTTAGGTGTAGGTATTGCAGAGTACTTTCTCCACAGAGATAAGACTAAAGCTATCTTTGCTGCGTTCTTAGAGTGGGATGTAGAGTTCTTAGATGAGAACCCGAAACAGAAAAAGTCTTTTGCGTTCTTAGTGCAAGCTATTAACATACTCGGCTCTGCCTTAGAAGACGGAGATATGTCTGAGTATGAGGTAGCATCTTGGCACGGTAAGCCTGCGATTGAGCTAAGTTTTAGACTTACGTTACCGGGTGAGTTAGCTGACCACACTTACCGTGGATTCATGGATATTGTATTACGAAACATTATGACTGGGGAGCTGGTAGTTTTAGAGATTAAATCTAACTCCGGCACCTGGGTTAACCATTATCAGTATAAAAATTCAGCTCAGGCCTTAGGCTATTCTGTAGTGTTAGATAAGATAGCACCTGACTCCTCTGCTTATGAAGTGTTATATAAAATCTATATGACTAAGCTAGAGAGATACGAAGAGTTTGAGTTCCCTAAGACTATGCACCAGAGAGCGCTATGGCTGCGAGATCGTATGTGGGATGTGCAGACAGTTGAGAGACTGGTACAGCAAGAAGGTAACTATGGTATATGGCCCATGCAAGGTTCAGCCTGTGTAGATTTCGGCAGACCTTGTGAGTATATGGATCTATGCCAGTTAGATACAGAAAGTTTAATGAAGCAGCTAAGAGAGTGTGATATGATAGAAGATACAGAGTATAGTTTTGAGATACCTTTAGAGGAGTTATTGTAATGGCTAAGATGACAGATATGGAAGCAGCCAAGACTAAGAGAGTTCTTGTATACGGGCCGCCTAAGTCTGGTAAGACTGAGCTTGTAGGTGGGTTAGCGCGACACATGGAACTAATTTGGTTTGATCTGGAAAATGGGCGAGATACGCTATTTAAATTGCTCCCTAAAGACAAAGCTAATATTGAGATGCTTGCTATACCAGATACTAAAGGGTATCCGATTGCAGTAGAGACCTGCCTCAAAGTTATTAAAGGCGCAGAGGTTTGGATCTGTGAAGAGCACGGTAAAGTTAACTGTGTTAAATGCTTTGACATAAAAACAAAGACAGCTAAGGAAGGCAAGGAAGTCACCAGAGTGTGTCTTAACGAACTGCGGCAAGATCAAGCCGTAGTATTTGATTCAATAACTCAGCTAACTTCCTCTGCTAAAGCTAACATAGCAAGAAATAAGCCGGATGATTACAAGTTTGAGTTTGATGACTGGGCTAAGCTTGGTAATGTATTGGATAACTTTCTATCTTATGTCCAGAATGCTCCGTACAATGTAGTATGTATATCGCATGAGACTGGTGTAACTATGGTAGATGGTAAGGAGAAGATTGTGCCTACAGCAGGTACTCAGAACTTCTCTCGTAATTCTGCCAAATATTTTGGTGAAGTTGTTTACTGTGAAGTTTCTAATAAGAAACACAAAGCAGCCTCAAGCACAGCTTATAAGAATAACATAGTGACAGGTAGTAGGTCTGGCGCTGTGATGGAAGATAAAGAGAAGCCAGAATTATTTGATTTATTTAAATAAAGAGATAAGTCTCCACAAGTTTCAACAGTCCTGCTGCTTCCTGTGATTAGCAGCACCCATAGCTAGAAGCAATTAAGCTGATAGTAAATTAGTAAGACAACCAAAGAGAGTAAGTAATTATGTCTGATGTAAACTTTGATCTGTTAGATGATAGTATTGATGAGTTAGCTGATCTGGAAGCATTTGAGCCTATCCCTGCCGGTACTCATGCGTTATCTATTACCTGGGATACCAAAGATATTAATGGCAAGCCTGCTGTTATTATGGGCCTTAAAGTATTAGAGACTCTTGAGATGGCGGATTCTAGTCAAGAGCCACCGGAGGTAGGCAAGACAAGTGATATTGCGTTCTTGCTTAAGAAAGATGACGGAACCCCTAACACTATGGGACAAGGCCAGTTTAAAGAGATAATCTCTGTGCTGGCTGAGCACTGTGGCGGCGAGACAGCTCGACAGACTATGGAAGAATCAGAAGGCGCTGAGATCGTAGGCACTTTGAAGATTCGTGTTGATAAAAAAGACGACACTAAGAAGTACAACGGTTTCGCCGGTGAGATCGCAATGAGATAAGGAAGTAAGCTAAGAAGTAAGACTCTGCCACAAGGATGTGGCTTTTATTTTTTTTATTTAACCTAAATTAAGTGAGTAAAGTATGTCAGATATAAGTAAGGAAGAGCTAAGAGCAAACACAGGCAAGTATGATAAGTATGCAAGATACGCAAGCATATTTCCTACTGATCCAAATAAAGCTGAGAGAGTTGAGCAGCATAAGAAAGCTACGGAAGAGTTCCTAGCTAAAGGCGGTGAGATACAACAGATCCCTATTGGAGTCTCTGCTTACGATGATGATGTATTAAGTGTTGCACACAAAGACAGGGAGAATGCAGCTAAGAGACAGAAGAGAGCAGCGACAGCCTCTAGAGTAGCTCAAGCCCGTCTGCGAGATTCCCTATGACCAGCAGGGAGTTACCTAAAGGCATAGTGGTCGCTATTAACCACGAAGACAAGCCGTATCTACCTAGATTTACCCCTGCTCTTGGAGGTATTAAGTCTAAGGTATTTGCAGGCGAGATAGTTACTATGGCAGGATTCTGTGGAGTCCTAAAGAAAGCCGGAGTTAAGCATGTAGTAACTACTCGACTTGATATACTTAAAAAAATTCTTCCTGAAGGCAGAGCAGCCAAAGCTAATATAAATAATTATGCTGGCTCTATGCTAGAGTACGGAGAGTTTACCTTTCTCTTTGTACATCCAATGAAGCAGTTAATTAGCAAGAGTTTTGGGGACTTCCTAAACCGTAGGTATGTCTCTAAAATGGTACGCCCTAAAAAATGGCGAGTAGCTACTGAGTTTGATTGGATCGAGATAGCTACAGGAACTGACTTCCATAAAGCGCAGAAGTTTCTATCTGAGTCTGATATTATAGGCGTGGATGTAGAGACAGTAAGAAGAAACACCGCGATAAGATGCGCAGGATATTGTGGTATACAGTTAGGTACAGGCAAAGCTATGGGGTTTGTTATACCTATAGAGTCTGAGATAGCAGTTGCTAGAATGCGAACACTAAATAAGATCGAAGTACCTAAGGTGATGCAGAATGGTAAGTATGACCTGAGTTACTTTGCAAGATACAGTGCTCCTATGTGGGGATATTATTACGACACTGTTAATATGATGCATAGTTGGTATTCGGAGTTACCGAAAGACTTAGCTAATGTCTCCTCGTTACTTATGAGAGACTCTATGTACTGGAAAGACTTAGCTAGTACCGGTGATCGCACAGAATATTTTAGATACAATGCTTTAGACTGCTGGGCTACGGCAGAGTCTGCGTTATCCTGGCTACTTGAGGCACCTGACTGGGCTAAGAAAAACTATCTAGCTAAGTTCCCTCTTAACTTCCCTTCTCATATGTGTGAGATGCGAGGTATGAAGAGAGATCCAGAGAGGCTAGAAGAGCACGCAGGCAGGGGAGAAAGTAAGCAGACAGAGTTACTTGCAGAGCTTCAGGCAGGCACAGGTTACCCTAATTTTAATCCTAGCTCACCTAAGCAAGTGCTGCAGTTACTTAAAATCCTAGGTATTAAAGAAGCTGAGGACTCAAGTGAGAAGTCTCTAGTAGCTGCTGGTCTAAGACACCCTCTTGCTGACTGGTTTACGTCTAGGATTCTTTCTTATCGGGGTATTAGGAAACTTACCTCCACCTATTTAAAGACTGGTGCAGACTCCTCTGAGTTTAAAGGCAGAACTCTTTACTCTCTTAACCCTCACGGAACTGATACAGGCAGAAATGCTTCTAAGTCTCACCACTTCTGGTGTGGATTACAGATGCAGAATATACCTAAAGAACCTGAAGATGGCATAGATGTTAAAGCAACTCTGTGTGCTGATGAAGGTTTTGAGTTATGGGAAGCAGACTATGCGCAGGCAGAGGATCGCGGCGTAGCTTATAGCTCAGGAGATAAGAATCTACTTGAGATATTTAACAGCGGTGTAGATTCCCATAAATACAAAGCCTCTATGTTTTTTGGTGTACCTTACGAAGAGGTAACTAAAGAGATGAGACAGCTTGGTAAGAGAGTTAACCATGGCGCTAACTATAATATGGGAGCGAGAGTTCTCCTAGAGACTATGGGAGCACAGGCTGTATATAAAGCACAGAGACTCCTAGGTCTTCCGTCTCGCTACACACTGCTTGAGGTATGTGAGGCTCTGCTTCTCTCCTATAAGCAAGCGTTCCCTGTAGTTAAATCAAGCTATTACAATTCAATTAAGAATGATATAAGAAAGACAAATAAGTTAGTAGGTGCAACCGGCTGGACACGTTATTGTTTCGGCGATCCAAGTAAGTCAAAGTTAGATTTAAATTCTTACATAGCTCATGTTACACAATCTCTTAACGCAATGATATTAGACATAGCTTTTAAGCGTGTGTTTGTGGAGCTTGCATTTAATCCTGATTTCAAACTTATGGTACAAATACATGATTCAATTCTATTCCAAACCCGTAATGGCAGGGATGACTTAGCCGAGAAAGTTAAAGAACTTATGACATTCCCGGTAGACGTTACCGATTGTAAGGGCATAACCAGAGCTATGACTGTGCCCGTAGATTTAGACAGACTCGGAAAATATTGGAGAGGTAATGAATGACTTTTTCTCTCGTTATTTAGATATAACAGGGGGTACAGAAGTACCTACATTCTTTAGGCGCTGGTCAATTATAGCTGGCGTAGGAGCTTGGATAGGCAGAGATGCTTACTTTCTGCATGGAGACTTTAAAGTATACCCAAATTTATACGTAATGTTATTAGGCGCACCAGGAACAAGAAAGTCTACTGCAATAAAACGTGCAGCTAAGATACTAAGAACAGCAGGATACAACAACTTCGCAGCAGAGAAAACTACTAAAGAGAAGTTTCTTTTAGATTTAGCTGGGGCTGATGATGAAGGGGCCTCTAGCTTAAATGGCCTGCTTGACATAGAGCTAACTGGCGCACCTGCCCAGTGTTTCATAGCAGCAGATGAGTTTAACGACTTCTTTGGTAATAATATCCTAGAGTTTGTATCTCTTCTCGGAGTTCTCTGGGATTACGAAGGCGTATATAAGTCTAAGATTAAGAATGGAGTGTCGGTAGAGATACCTGATCCTACTATTACTATCTTAGGCGGCAACACTCAGACAACTTTCGCTAACACTTTCCCTCCTGAGGTTATGGGGCAGGGATTCTTTAGCCGAATGATAGCTGTATACGCAGAGCCTACACACAGAAAGATAACTTTCCCTGATGCACCTAAAGAGGAAGAACTAGAATTCTTAGTTGAACATCTGCAGGCTATTAAGCGTAACTGCACCGGCCCGCTATCTATGACCGACGAAGCTATGAAGCTGCTGGATGAGATATATCTTACCTGGAAACCTCTGGAAGATGGAAGGTTTGCCCATTACGGAAACCGTAGACTAGGGCATCTAATAAAACTTACCATAATCCACACAGCCGCAAGATTATCTTCTACCATAGAAGCGCAAGATGTTACCTATGCTAATACCATATTGCATCATACTGAGCACTTTATGCCTAAGGCTTATGGAGAGTTTGGCAAAGCAAGGAACGCAGGCTCTACCCATAAAGTATTGCAGATAATCGAAGCCACTACCTTACCTATATCGTTTGGAGATATATGGAAAAAGATGAGTTCGGATCTGAGTGATCTAGATGAGCTAAGTGAGATTGTTAAGAACCTAGTTACAGCAGGTAAGATACAGAGTACCGAGAAAGGGTTCCTTGCTAACAAGGCTCCATTAGAAGTTCGGTATGATAGTAAGGTGGATTATAGATATTTAACTAGAGAAGAGATAGAGGGAGAATAGATATGGAGGAAGCAGAGCGTTCACTTGCCTGTTGCGGTTGTGCTACAAATGTAATTGCACGATCAGCAGTAGGATCTGAAATATACCCCTACAGAGCAGACTTGGCTCACAAGAAGTTCTGGGTATGTGACGGCTGTGGTAACTATGTCGGGAGCCATAAGGGCAGCGGCGAACCATTAGGTTGTATACCTACACCAGAGATAAGAAAAGCCCGGAGCGCCATACACGCTAGGCTTGATCCTTTATGGAAAAGTGGGCGTTTTAGTCGTACAGCCTTATATGCAGCTATCAGTAAAGAACTTGGGTGGGAGTATCACACCGCACATGTAAGCACCCTACAACAAGCACGTACAGTGCAAGAGATTGTTTTACAGATCGCAATGTCGGGAGATAAGCCATGTACGAAGAAGTAGAAATTAACCCACCGTTAGAGCTTGCTAGATACCTTGCTAATGGGGGGGATCTTTACTTTGGCCCCAATAAAATCCTCCTGAATACATGCGGGGTTTCTAATTTCTCCATTCACTTTAGTCACGAGGATACTTATGGTGGTTGGTTGACGGTATGTGGTAGTAGGTATGTTATCGGAGCGCACTATTTCTACAAAAAACTCAACTGGTATGACCACGTCCCTGAGGGTAAAAAAGTGCCTTGTTATGTGAGTAATGCTGCGGCAGCTGTTGGCAGTATTGT